CTTGAGACCTGTTTGACTTTCTCCCAACAGATAGGCAGCCAGCTTGGTATCTTCATAGCCTAGTAGTTCTACTCCTTGCTTCTTAAATATTTTGTACTCGAACTTAGCGTTGTGACATATCTTAGTCCATAGTGGTGAGCCTAGCACGGCGGCCATCCCATGACCCACCTTCTCGCTAGGTATGTACAAGCCTGTTCGAGGTGCCATCGAGACAGAGTAGCCAACCATGTCGGCCTCGTCTGTCATGAATGTATTAGCCCTGGTCGGTGATGTGGTTTCAGTGTCAAGACCAAAGGTGCCCCAGTTGGTGAGCAGGTAAGATACAATCTCACTCTCATCACCGAGGCTATAGTCTGGCTGAGGTTCCTCTAAACCTAGTCGGGCTATCTGCTCATGTAATCGGCCAGCGTCTTCAGCTAGAGACACGCGAGCATCGGCATTGCGGATGGCAAAAGCAGGGTGATACCAGGGCACAAGGATACCTGACCACACGTCGGGTATCTCTGCGTACCTAGCTATACCATGTTCGGCTGTAATCTTAAACTTACTGTCGAATACTTTGGCTGCTGTACCGCCCAATGTCACTATAACTTTGGGGTTGACTTCTTTTATCTCCTGATATAGGTAAGGTAGGTAGGGCTTAACCTCGCCTACTTTAGGTGTTCTATTATCTGGAGGTCTATGCTTGCATACATTTGTAACGTACACAAACGAACGCCGTAAGTCAGTGAAGCGCTCCAGTAGTGTCCCGAAGAGCTTGCCGGACGGCCCACTGAAGGGCCGACCAGCTTGGTCTTCAGTAGCACCAGGAGCCTCACCTATAAACATCCAGTCGCATGGCATCGGGCCGTCACCAAGGACGGTGTTGCCAGGGAAAATGGTTGTTGGTAGTGGCACCTGTGCTGTAAGTTCCATCAGTGACCGCCTAGGTCTACCCCTAAGGCGTCATACTCATGTCCTAAGGTGACATGCCCATTCATGATACTGTTAAGGTCACGACCAGTTTGTATGTGTTCCTCTAGGGCCTGCCCGAGAGGGGAGTCTTCGTAATCTTGTCCATGTAATGGTTGCATCAAGAACCTAAAGATGTCAGGGTTATCACACAAGACTTGGTAAAAGCCTTGGGCAATCCCTGCTACCTGTGCCTCGTCGAGACGCAAGCCCTCGCAGTACACATTAGCTATTGCATGTGTAACCTCGTGGACTAGCACGTTGCCTTGAAGTTGGAGAGGTAGGTCATCACGAATGCCTATCTCTAGATTCGCGGGCAGGTAGTGCCCAAGCAAACCGCTGTTGATTAAGTCATGGTTGGGTGAGCTAACCGTGATGCATAAGCCCCCTACAATAACGTCGCCTATTTGTTCTAGTTCCATATAAGTATACTCCTTAAATTAAAAAGCGGGCCCGAGTTATACTCGTGACCCGCTCCTTGTAGTAGGTTCTCAATTAGACACTGAAGGCGGTAGCTTCAGTAGCACTAATCTTAAACCCCTTGGGTGGGGAAGACATTGCGTAGAGTTTACTTATCTTTTGGTAACCGTTCTTCCCGTCGTTAATCTCACCGATGAATGATTCACCGACCATTTGTTGAGCGACCTCATCTAAGAGAGTCGAGTCCCAACTACTGGGGTTGGTAACGACAGGGCTCCGACCGTTGAGGACTGACCGAGTATCTTTAATGAGCTTTTTTCGGTTGTCTTCTTCGGAGATAGAGAACTCACGTCCGTCGCCAGTCGTACCAGAGTATTCCCCTAGTGACCAAGTGTGGCGAGGGCCGTATGCTCCAGCGCTAGGGCCGGAGGCTACCTCGGTTCGGATGTTGAGTCGGGGGCGACCGTCGTCCCAGTGGTCAGCCTCGGCGTCAACTACTTTAAGATGGTATACCCCACTAGAGATACCACCGCGCAATTCTTCTTCCGTGTAATCGTAGAAACCTTTAATGTCTGTACTCATGTAGTTATTTTACTCCTGTTAAACTATTCTTATTCATTGCGTCCACCATGCGCTTGTGCACATCTGGGAAATGCGGGTTAACAATCTGCAAATCCTCCCCAGCAGCGAGCCACTGGTGCTCCCACTGATTTTTAACGTAGAACTCACCCGTGCGAACCATATTTAACATGTGCGCTGGCAACGTCTTGCCTTCAAATTGTCCCTCAGTGACCCGCATCATCTGAGTTTCCATGTATAGCACGTAGTTAAAGTAATGGGGGAAGTGGAGTCTGAACGACCCACGCAAGGACGGATAGTAATCGAAGTCTACGAAGTCAGGGTCACCTGCTATCGCAGACCTATTACCACGCCGTTCCTTTTTCCTCTCCATCACACGAGCTGTGACTAGAACCGTACACCCAAGTGCAACAGGGTCAAGCCGAATCATGATTGAGAACATCTGACTGAGCAGAGCGTTCCACTTCTTGAACTCGTCGCTGCCTGCATTGGTGGCTTGGAACACTTCCTCAAAGAGGAGGTCAAACTCACTCATGCCATCGACGACAAGTACATCTAAGCAGTTGCCCTTGCTTGCTTCATGTAGAAGCATCTCAGTCACGGCCTCAAATCTCTCCAGCCAATCCATGCTGTCAAGGTTGGGTGAACTGAACCGTAGCGACGTACCCTTCTCCGTTTGGCGGAAGCTTTCAGGTACGGCTAGTGCAGGGTTGTCTTCCCTGCCGAAGGTTACGAGCTTGGCGTTGTCCGTGATAGACACTTGTGTACGCCAGTCGAAGAATGCTGATACGGCTAGTGCGGTTTTGCCTGAACCTGGGCCGCCGTAGATAAGCCCAGACGTAGCTGGTTGGTAGAGCATAGCTCACCTCTCAATTTATTAACCCTATTATACCATAAATTTCAGTGGTTGTCAATAGTCTGCTTCGAGCGCCCGTAGCTTTTGCGTTATCTCTCTGTTCTCTTCTCTTAGCTCACCGTTGATACGTCGCTGCTCTTGGGATGCCTTACGTAGATGCTTGTTCTCATCTGACAACCTGAGTATCTCATCCAGTTGGTCTTCAATGATATCATCTAACTCAGTACGAAAAGTCTTTGCCATTAGTTATCTCCTTTATATAACAAGTACCCATACGCCAATGGCTATGGCTATGTCTGCTGCTGCTGCCAGGAACATTCCTATAAGCATGGCTTTACTGTATCTAGTCATGTGGCCTACGCTCCGTATACAATTCGTCTATGATTCCATTGGGGTCAGCTCCTGTAATGATACCCTTACAAATAGGGCTGTAGTCACAGAAACTACAAGCTCGTGAGTATCGGGGCTCCATCCTACTGCGGTTAAACCTACTGCCCATGCTCCCTATCTCTGCACAGGTGGCCTCGTACATAGCTGGTGTGAACACCCAGGCTGGCGAGTGAGGGGCTGGCCCTGTCCCTGTAGTTGGTAGGCATAGGTACTTGTAAGTTATTATCCTATTGGGATGCTCTTGCTGAAGCACAGCCGCATAGTACCGTAGCTGTGGTGACCACAAAAGGAAGTCAAGAGGCTCTGTCTTTGTAGTCTTCACATCTATAAGCTCTAGTCTATCTACCTCGTAGCCTGTGGCTAGACCATCGACCAACCGATACATGTCAGGCCTGCCGTGCAGCTCCACGTCCCCGAACGTACCTGATATGTCACGCTCTACAAACCAATGCGCTTTCCATATCTCATTAGGTATCTTGTTCAATGCACGTATCACACCAGGCAGGTACTTCTCTACCTGTTTCTCTGGCTCATAGTTGTGCTCGAACTCATGTTCTAAGCAGTCGCGCGCCCTCAATGCCATGTCTTCTTTGGTGGGTATCTCGTTCGGGAAATCCCGACAGATAGTCTCGACCACAAAGTGTACCGCCTGGCCTGAGGCCATCGGTGCTGGTCGGCTCTGGTCGATGGGTTCAATGCGGGCGTCGTATCGGTAGTGCCACTTGCGTTGGCAGTCATTCCACGTAGCCAACTCCGACGGGCTCACGCTAACCATCTCTTTCTTGGGGGTCACGGCTTTGTCGTCTTGGTAATTCACTTGAGTGCCTCCTCCTTACTATCCACAACTCGTTGTGGTATGCCTAACTCTCGCCATTCTTCTGGTTTAGCCAGTAAAGCATTGCGAGTAGAGCCGAAGTGACGATGCAATTTGGTTGCAATTGTTCCACCTATTCCTTTTATATTTTTCAAGAACCATCCCTTGTTACTAGGCTTAGCCGACTTCTTATCCGTGCGGGCTATGGATGCCAAGGGTGTGCGCCCACCAGCTAGGGACGGACGGTACTCCCCTAACCAAGCAGGTACATCCTCATCTTTTGTAGGCCCAGGTAGTATGTATACACCTAAGCACTGTAGTCGTACGATGTCCACCCACACATGGAAGAGGTCGGTTGAAAATCTACTGGTCTTAGGCACCCCACGTAGTAGTAAACACGGAACGTCTACCTCCTTCAACAATGTCCTCATCTGTCTAGACAGGCGGCCTGCACGTACGGATGTGTCCAAGTCTCCTGGTTTCTTGGACTCCACCCCTACCACACTGTCACCTGCCACAAACACCATGTCAATACGGTGAGGCATTCTTAGCCTAATGATGCCCTCTCCTTTTAATTTTTTCAACTCGTTGCTGTCTATATAGAGGGCAGTCTTTGGGCCGAGGTACACGTCATCGTACAGCAAGTTGTCGTTCTCTATCCTAAACATTAAATTATATCAGGGTTGTCTTGAACCCGTGCCCTACGCTTACGCGCCTTATCTGCTAGGCATATCTGGCAGTAGGTCTTGTCGTTCTTGTCACGACTGAGCTGACTACCACAGTTCTTGCAACGGACAGCCCTCTCCCGTTTGGGTTTTGTTTTTATTGCTAGGTGGTCTGGGCTTAGGCAACCAATCGTACCACACGTCTGGTCTATCGTTGACCGTGGTGGTATCGCACCGTTTGCCTCTTCCCATACAGCGCGCTGCATCCAGAGTGTCCACGCGGGACGACCGTAATACTTACGACCCTTCCAGCCTGTACATCCAGACTCAAGCGCAATGAAATAACGTCTCGCCTCACTAGGTATCATGTTAAGCTGTACCTCTGAGGTCGCTGATTGTCTCCGACTATTATACCTTGTTTTGTCAAAATTGTCAAGGCCTCCGATATGGTTGAGCGCGCACGGCGCGTTATAGTTTCTAGTTCTTCTGCTGTTGAAGGGCTATCCGTCAGCACCTCAAGTATGATACATTGTGTTGGGCCTAGCTTCTCAGGTCTACGTATAAACATAAGAGGGTCAGGCTCGACCATCATCATGGGCAGCCTACCAATCTCCGATGTTCTGTTGCGTTGTGTTAGACATGACAGTTGTACATAGTGCTGGTCAGGCCCATCGTGTTTCATAAGCCAGAACGACCTGGCCCACGCCTTCCATGTAAAGGCGCCGAAGTAGGCGTTATCCCCCTCGTCTATCGCATCGCCACCCTGGTCACGGATAGCTCTGTGTGTATGGTGCAGCATGATGACAGCCGAGCCAGTCAAGTGCTGAAACCTATTGAGATTCTGTGTGAACATACCAGCAGGTTCGTCATCCTTCATCGACCCTTTCATGAGCGCGTAGATAGGGTCAAAGATGGTTAGCTCAGGCTCAACCTTGGCTGAAAACTCAAGCAGTTTGTTAAACCCATCGGCTGTATTCATTGCGACGGTAGGCACAGGCCAGTACCACAACCAGTCGGGTGGCACGGGAAACCTACGCCCCATCGCACGGCCTCGGAACTGTAGCTCATCAACGTCGCCCTCACCTGCAATATACAGGACACGGTGAGGCTCACTCGCAGCAGGAAATCCTAGAAACGAGTGAGCCCCAGCCACACAAGACGCCAGTTGCTGAGCAAGCAAACTTTTACCCACCTTGGGCTCAGCCACACACATTATCTTATCCCCTGAGGTCAGAACCCCAGGTATAAGCATGGGCCTATCATCTAAGTTGATGCTAAGTAGTTCCTCGGACTCATACAGAATGTCCGATTCGTGTGGTATTACCAATCCGACCAGTCCAATTTTTTAGGATTGCGCCCTTTAGGTTTTAGTGGGGTGGTCTCGGCCTCATCGTAAGCCTTGCGAGCAGCACCGATGAGCTCCATTTGTTTGGCAGGCTCCGCAAAATCATGCGTACCAATGGCTGGTTCGACCTCGATTGTCAGCCCTTCCGGTATCACGATAGACCAGACACCATCGCTTGTCTTACAACACACCGCATCATCTGCCTCACGCGTGATAACCTCGACCAACTCAGGGTACGAGTCACGCCATAAAGTATTCGATGATGTGGCATCCGATGATATACGGACACGAAGTCCTATGTATTGCGCTAAGGTTTTGTGTAGTTCCTTAGAGTTCATAGCTAATCTCGTCGATGTCATCCACCATACCCACTAGCCCACCGTATAACATACGTAGGTCAAAGTTCACACCACCTTCCTCCTCGTTCTCTCGACCTTCGAGTATGGTAGCAACTAAATCTATTGCCTCTTGTACTTTTTCCGACACGCTCTCTAGCATAGCGCGTTCTCTATTCCTCATTAGTCTTCTCCGTATTCGTCATCTAAGTTAGCCCCACCCTTACGCATAAAGTTTTCTTGGGCTTCCAAGACCACTCGCGTAAGGGCAGCTATGCGTACTGAGGACGGTAGGTCTAAGACCATAGATAGGTCTGTGTCTCCGCGACACCCTACACTTGGGGAACACTCAGTACCTGTCATTTCTGACGAGCGGTTGACTATGCCACAGCGTGTGCACACGGCGCCAATATCAGATAGCTGTTTCATCAGCTCTTGCATGGCAAGCCATGAGCATAGCAAAGTAGCACAGTCCTGCCCCACAGGGACAGCCGCGAGTGCATCACCACTTGTTTTTACTCGGAACAATACATCCATTAGCTCATCACTAGGTAGACTAGGGTAGTCCACACCCCTGTGAATATGCCCATCGTGAATAGCAGGTTCCAACTGTCTTTATTTTTGTTGAGTTTCATACGTATATCTCCTTAATAAAATGCCTTGTAAAACATTGAGTCATCTAAGCATGACCCACACCACCCAGACCGCTCACTATCCGTGTCATCGTAGGGTCTGAAGAATTCCCCGTACCTGTAAGCGTCACAGCATTGGGACAGCCACTCGAATTGTTTGTTATCGTTGGCTGTCGTTATCTGCTCCTTGTCGTACTCACACAGCTCACATAGCGAGTCACCCGTGCAGTCCATCGGTCTCTTGCACATGTAACATACACAGTTAGCCATTACTCCTCTTCCTCGTCGAACATATCCTGGAAGAACTCTTTCATGTCTTCAAAATTTTCTAAGCCAAACACGAACATGCCTGGAGGCATGATAGGTGGTGGCACATGGAAAAGGTCGGGGTTCTCCTCAACCAGCGCGTAGTCTAGCTTGTTAGGCTCAGACGTCATCTCCTCTTGCTCCATGTTGTACCTATTAACAACACTCACAATGTCCCCACGTACTCGTCGTATGTATGTATCCATAAGAGCCTTGGAGTTAAAGTTGCCTGCGTGCCCATTGTGTAGATGTAAATGCTTAATGGGCGTGTCGCATTGCGGGTTGCCACTCTTGGATAGGTTGACCTTTAACCCGTCAGGTATTTTCTCCTGTTCCGTGTTGGTCACAAGGGACATGAAGTGCACTGTCCCTGAGATAAACTCGCCACTGTTAGAGTCCCGTTTCACATAGCTGTTGATTTCCACTTTCATCGTTCGCCTCTCCGTGTAATGATTTGTAATATTCGTGCAGTAAATCCTCTTGCCCCAGTGTTTCAATGGCTTTGGTGCAGTACCTCCCATGTATATATTGTATAGCGTCATTTGCTGCCCAACCTTCATGAATCAGAAGGGCTCCTAAGAACGTACCCGTTCGACCATGACCACCGATACATGCAATCTCAATGATGTCTTGTCTATTGTGTACGTATGGTATCACCCAATCGATAGCCTGGGTTAGAATGTCCACAGTAACCACGCCGAAGTCAGGCCAGCCTATGTAAAGCGATGCTGGCTGGCTTAAGTCAAGGTCGTGGCTCGTGTTAGACGCAAGCCTGCCTTGGAACCACCCGTCATCTAGGTACACACCTACCGTTGGCATATCCGCAACGGTCGGGGTTGACTTAAGTCCTGAGCTACCAGTCAGATGCACCGTGTAAGAGTCTTTCTCTCCCGTAGCCTCGAACATAAACGGAACCATATGATGGTTGCATGGCTGATAGTTAATCCCCTTACCTGACGATGACCACGTGTCCTGGTACGTAGTCCAGTCCCAATCAGAAACATGACTGTACTCGTAGGTCTTAGCCGCTAGGCTACTGCCCTCGTATGCCTTGAACTGGTTTGGCCCCACGTAATCAACACACTCTTTGCATATCAGACCCGTGGTTTGCCAGGCTGTGCCGTATACAGCTTCGGACTCGAGTATATTGTCCCAACATAACGCACATTTTTTCATTACCATTATGCTTCCACCGTCCCCTTGAACGCGTCCACTACTACTTTCGTTCCGCTCTGTAGAACGCCGAGCCTTTCGACGCTCACGACGCAAGGTTTGTTTAGTTCTCTGCTTACGATTGCTGCGTGACATGTACGTCCTCCAATTTTTGTAGCGATTCCTGAGGCCTTCATCATGAGCGGAACCATGTGTGGGTTCGTCATGACTGCCAGTAGTATGTTGCCCTCGTCAAACATCATGTTCTCAGCATCACCCTCGGCCCAGCGTGCGATGCCCTCTGCCCTACCCTTTACGACCGCACGACCAGTCATCACGGGGTAGTTCCATGCCTTGTCGCCTGTGGTCAGAGGCCGTGCTTGTAAAATCCATAGCCTACCATCCTTACCGATAGCCCACTCGATGTCCATAGGTGTGTCGAATATCGTGGCTATCCTTTGGCAAGTCTTGTGTACGTCTACCATCATGGATGTCATGGAGGTTTTCGACAAGTCCTCGAAGTCGTTAGGCAGGCCAGGTGTGAAGTAACCCGTGGCGTTGTCAACCTCGTAACTCTCTGTCGGGTTAATCTCACCAGCCACCAGCTTGTCACCCAACCCCATCGTGTACTCTATGACGCTAGTACCCAAGTCCATGTTGAATGGGTCAGACGTAAAGGTCACACCTGATATGTATGAGGGAACCATCTGCTGTACGAGTACGGCGATGCCTTTATCAACCTCGCCCTTCGCGTCGCGGTATGCCTCAGCCTTGGCACCAGACTCACGACACTCGATGACTTTTGCTATGATGCCCTCTTTCTCCACGTTCAGGAACGTGTCGTGCTGACCAGCGTACGAGGAGTCGGCGCCGTCCTCGGCCAGGCCTGATGAGCGTACGGCATAGAGGCCGTCGTGACCAGTCGATAGACCACAGTCATCCAGGTACCGGAGTATGTGACCAAGCGAGTCATCGCCTAGTAAGTCCAGCCTCTCGTCGGGCTTGATGGCGAATCCCATTGGGACACGTAGCCCCTCGAACCTGAGTCGAGCCAAGTTACCAGCCTTAGACCCATAGTGTGTTGATACGTGAGTGTTCCAGTCGTTTAAGTAGAGCATTGTTACTCATTTACCTCAGTATATAGTTGTGTGATAGCAGGGCTTGCGTTTTCTAGTAGCTTGTCCGTACGGTCTTCCAGATTTGCGTTCAGCACGTTCTGTAATCTGTACGTGTCCCATAACTTACCGAAGAACTGACCGCCGTTGTGTTCCAATCCCCAGCACATGTCCACAAACGTTGTGTCTGAGATTTCTGCACCCTCGAACATCTTAAGTGTGTGGGCTATGTATGCCCACTTCTCACCTCCATATGTATGACTACCGAACAGCTTGAAGGCGTTCTCGGCCCACTCGAGAGCCTCGAACCCATACCTACGTCGGAAGCTGTACCACCCGTCCCAAGCCTCGGAGCGTTCGCCTGAGATTTCATTTTGCAAGGACTCAAGCAACTCAGGTGCTATCTCCGAGAGGTCGGTTATGTGGTTCAGCGTGTAACGAAGCTCACCACCGACTACCATGTCTGTGTAATCTGCGAAGGCCTCGGCTAGTGTGGCTGTGCGATGGGCGAACTTGCCCTCGTCCTTACCGTCTAGCCATAGGTGTGCAAGGAGATACCAGTCGGCAGCTTCACGAGCTAACAACATCCCTGGGTTGAGTCCCCATGTGCCCTCCGCGACCTGATGCTCGTGACTTTCCTCGTCGTGTTCTTCCTCGTAGTACTCGTCCACGTAATCCTCGTATTCGTACTCGTTGATTTCCAACTCGAGCGTGTCGTCCTGTTCTTCTAGGTCTGGCATCATACCACCTGCGTATAGAAGTTTCAGGGGTAGTATATATAGAGTCGTACCCCCGTGCCGCATGTTAAGCGTCTTTCTTGTATCCTGCGTCGCGCATGTTACGTTCGGCCCAAACCTTACGACACTCGATACACAATTGCCGTGTCTCAAACGTGTCTGGTTTTGGGTCAAACGGCGTACTGCACACCGCGCATTTCTTAAGGCTCACTTGTTCGGCCCCCCTGTGTTATATATATTACCCTCGAATTTTCTATACTCACCCCGAGCTTCAGCATTGTACCACACTGGGTCGATTTTGTCAAGCCTCAGCAACAGGGCGCGCACTACGGTACGTATCGTTATGTTACGCATTGGCTTCCTCGAGGGCAAGCTCTTCCTCTACGATAGCTGCTTCCTCCGCGTCTGTGGATGTGAGTTCTTCGACTGGCTCCTCCGTGTCGAGGTTCCAGATTCTGCCGTCTATGTATCCGTATAGTGTGGGCATGTTAGTCCTCCTTAAGCTGAACAGTTACGAATGCGTCCGTGCAACCTGCGAGGAAATCTTCCTTGCGTATGTATAGGGAACCGAAAACCTTCGAGTCCTTAGACACGGCTGCTAGGCATATGCAGTTGTCGGTCTCTTTTTTGTATGTGAACATGACCTCGAACAGGCCTTTGGTTTGTGTGTCTTCCATGTTGCGTCCTCCTAGACTTTGCGTGATTGGGTTTGAGTGGCCTTAGCTTAGCACACTGAGCCAGATTTGTCAAGTCAACGCGCGCCAGTGTGTAACGTAATGTTACACGAGGCTGACGCTGTTAGTCCTTACGTGGTGTGCATGTATGTGCCTCCCCCCACGGGAAAGGCAAACCGCATTTCCCGTGTACTACGTTACGTGTGAGTGCGTGTAAGAGCAGGGCTGGTAGGATTCTCATACTCGCACCTTATGACCAGGTTTTTTTGCCATGTGTAGGAGCATCTTGTGTGCGTTGTCTGAGGAATACCAGGCGTCGCATGTGTCACACTCAAGGCGACCACCGCTCCTGAGGATGATGGGTTCTGGTACGCTAACCGCACGTGGCCCGCCTATGTTAACTAGGCCGTCTTCCTTGCGCTGTATGTAAGCCTCCTTCGTCTCGTCGTCGTATGGGTCTGGGCATGTAACGGGGTGAGGGACTACCGTGTATCCGGCAGTCCCCTTACGTGTGTATGTTGCGTAATACCCGTACAACTCTGGTGGTTGCTGTTGCATCTCTGCGCCTGCGGAGTTTTTAGCCATTGTGTGTCACCTGTGTATCTTCGTGTATGGTTCGAGTATCTTCAGCTCCGTCCACCGTGTATGTGAAGCGAAGCCACTGTTGTGTGGACATGGACATGACTTGGCGAACCATACGTTCGCCATTCACACGATAGTCAGTGCCGTCCTCCTGTACGGCGACTTCCAGAATCTCGTAACGACCCGTGTGTGTGTTGAAGTTTAACTCGTATGTGAAACGCATTATGAAAGCACCTCTTGTGTTAGGCTTATGCTATGCTCGAAACCGTTCTCCGTAAGCCACTCGGCTTTCTGTGTCATCTGTACACCAGCCAGGCATGTGTCCCATGTGTATGGAACCGCCTCGTCCTTGTATCTCACCCAGTCTATAACGCCGTTGAACTCCTCAGTCACCTGACGTGCAGGGTTGATACCGTCTCCCTTGTGTGTCGTCCATGTTACCTGGTATGTGTCTAATTGGGGCATCTTGTGTGTCGCTCCTGTGTGTTAGTCTGCCCTGACCCCGAGGGGCCAGGACTTCCAGTATCCTACCATGCTGGAGTTTTTTTGTCAATTTGAGCCTAAAACGGCCTTGCGACGTATGCTACGTGCGGTACTTAAACGGTACGCGATACATACGAGCTGGAAAAGCTGGTTCTTTATGCACCTGAGGCTGCGAAAGCCTCGCGGAGGCGCTGATTTGGTATTTCTTACATGCGGGCGGTACGAGGAATCGGGAAAAATGTGTCTTATGAGGACAAAATCAGGCCTCGTAAGGGGCCAAAAAATAGGGGCCTTGTAAGGGGCCAAAATAGGGGCCTTACGTGAGGCCTTAAAAATTGAGGCCTTACAAGAGTCAAAATCAATTCCTTATAGGGTATTGCACTTATAAGTTGACTATGGTAGTTTGTTTATGGCAGTCACAAATTAAATCATATAAGGAACAATTAAATACATTATGAGCAATCAGACATTCACAATCGAACAGATAAACAGCCTTACAAAGGAGGAATTAAAGGCTTATGGAATCAGCCTATCCACAAGGAAAGAGAAATCACCTGAGGAAAAACTGAAGTCCGAACGGTATCAGGCTTATACAGACTATATGAAGTCTCACAAGGCACAAATGCCAAATGCCTCATGGATTTGCACTGATGATAGCCACAAGGATAAGACTGGCTCACGTCCGGCGAGCTTCAATGAGCTTCCCATGATTAAGCACATTATCAAGACCAGTTGTAAGGCCACCAGATATGCAAACTCAGACCTATTCGTAAAGCATGGTGAGGATATGCTTACGAGAAAGCATGTAACGCTCAAGTGGGCCACTGAAAATCTAGACCGTGCCACACAAGAGAAAAAGATACGAGACGTCGAAAAGGCTGAACGTGACCTGGCCAAGGCCAAGGCCTTACTAGGCTAAAAGCTACACAAAATCACGGTTCAAGGCCTCTTGTGCTGACTGTCCACAAGAGGCCTTTTTTTATGCCATTTTCCCGAGCCTGAAAACGCCATTACAAGGCCTTAAACCCTACGACCTACTGTCAGTACCTGAGAGGCCTCCAGACCGTGCTATGGGCCTCTCAGAGCCATATAAGGCATATCTAGGATTAGACTAAATCATAGGCTGATAGGCCGTGAGGCCGTCATTACTGGCCTAGTCGTAAGGCCTCCGGATTAGGGCTCACAAGGCCTCCGGAGTGATAGCCATACAAGGGAAAATAGCTAACGTAAGGGCCAGGCTTGAATGACTCTCACAAGGCCAAATAGGAAAAATGCCTTATAAGGAAAGAAACCGCCTCACAAGGCCCAGATAAACGGTTCCGCGGAATGACGTCTTTCTTATATATACAGGTACCCCCTCGTAAGATTTTGATTATATCTTGCGGGCAACCGTAACGATGGTTAAGAAACGTGTGCACATTACGTCTATGATTTCCGTTAAAGAATCAAGGTGCCGCACGGCGGGGGCAAGCACGTCGAAAAACACCCGCATTCTGACGAATCCCGACGCATCTAAATGCCCAAATGTGAGGACTTGACAAACTTATCAAAATGTGGTATAATCAATAGTGGAGGGCCAATGCAACATGGTGGAGCACGCCCAGGCGCCGGAAGACCTAGGTCTGGGGCGAGTGTGGGTAAAGACAACGAAATTGTAGCTAAGAAGCTAAAGGGTGGCGCGCACGCTGGCTGGGAAGTGCTGGCTGACGAGTACCCTTCTTTAATTCGGTTAGCGGTCGAGTTCGCTAAAGGCGAGATTGATGGCAAGCCAAATTCCTCTATGCTTAAAACACTATTAGAACTAATGCCGAAGGTGGTTGGTGCGGATGCTGACTCTGAAGATGCAACCATCATCCAGCTTGTAAGAGAGTTACGTGGCTCAGCTAATTACAACACAAACAACACAAACGACAACAGCGCTAAACCCAGCATGGAACCACATAGTAGCGGAGATAGTCCTCCCCCGGTTAACATACGATTCTAGAGAACAGGGAGACTTGCCCGTAGAGCTATGGCCTGAGTGGCAGTCAGTATTTGATTGCCCTGCCTCTTTGCTTTTAGCTATGGGTGGTGAAGGCTCGGGCAAATCATTTCATGGTGGGCTGTATGCAACCTGTCGTATGTTTTACGACCTGCAATTTAACGGCTCGCTTTATTGGGTTGTAGGGGCTGACTTTGAAGATGCTCGCAAGGACTTCGACTATATAGCCGGATTCCAGCAGCAGCTAGATAATGTGGCACAACTTTCAATGCCCTCTCACCTTGACCAGCAATGTACGCTAACAACAAAAACAGGGCAAAAGGTGGTGACCATTTCATCCTATGACTTCACTAAGATTGCTCGTGAAGAGCCTGATGGGATTATCGGAGCCGAAGTATCTCGTTGGTACCAGGAAACTCTTGACAGATGCGAGGGGCGTCTCATTCGGAAATACCCTCACTCATGGGGTATCTTCACAGGGTCTTTCGAGTCCTCTGATGGCTGGCTACCATCACTTTATAGTTTTGGGCAAGGCCCAAACGACCGCGATTTACGTAGCTTCTCAATCCCCTCATGGGCTAATAGAGTTAAGTACCCTCTGGGCCGCGAAGACCCCGCCATCAAACGTGCAGAAGCTGGGCGTTCGCCTGAAAAATTTATGGAAAGGTTTGGGGGAAAGCCAGTCCCATCAAGAAGATTAGTTTGCCACAATTTTAGAACTAACCTTCATGTAGACTATAGCTTAGAGTATGACCCAGACTTGCCAGTATATGTAGGCATCGACCCTGGTGGCGTAGTTTATGCTATTGTCTTTGTACAGTTTACTGAAGACGGCGAGATACACATCATAGATGAAATCTATGCCCATCGCTGGACACATGAAGATGTCATCAATGAGTTCTTAGGCCGCCCCTATGGTCGCGTTGTAGAAGGCGGGGCAATAGATGTTGCTGCTAAGCAGAATCAAAATGCGATGCCAATTGCAATAGACGAATGGCACAAAGATACAGGATTATCACTATGGGCACAGAAACATGCAGTCGATGATACAGTGGAAAGGCTCACTTGGGCGCTTTCTAACAATCCTAATACTGGCCGACCTCGCTTACGTATCAGTCCCAGGTGTGTTGGGCTCATCTCCGAAATGGGTGGGGGCCCTTCCCCCGTACCCGACGGAGGGTCATGGATGCGGTACGAAAGCAAAGCAGGATTAGGGCCGCCAATGCGGCGTAATGACCACGCTTGTAAGGCCTTAGCTTACCTACTAGCAGGCCCCTATGGGCAGCAAGCATATGACATGGCGCTAGATAAGTTTGAGTCAATTAGTTACGTAGGAGACTCTATTTACTCGACGCGTGGCAGTAGGGATTCGGCTGAGTATCTACGGAGGACAGGTGGCAACTAGCACAAAACGAATTACTGAAATGCACGCTAACCTAGAGCGCTATTATGGCAGGGCCCATACCTCTATGCAGCGGGCGGATAAGATGCACAACCAAGATTTTAGCGGCATTATAGATGTGCCATATGAAATCCGTGTCTTCTTGTCTAGCACAGCGGCTAACATTATTGATGGGTATCGTAACCAGATACGCACTAACGAACCAACGGTTAACTTCCACCCTGGTGATAACACACGTACTGCTGAACGCAAGGCGGTATTGATGAAGAAGTGGGGCTATGGGATGTTAGAACGTGAGCGGTTACGCGCAGCAATCGACCCTAACCTACAATGCGGTTTTGACCTACTATTAAGAGGCGCCGCTTGTAAAAAGATTATGGTTGACGTTGATAATATGGTAGGCCCTTCCCCTAAGAAAGGCTCTCGTGGGTACAAGGACTGGGAAACTAAGGCCTTAAACTGTTGGCCTTACATCTCGCGGGCTATCGACCCGCTATCGGTTTTCCCTTCTCCTGGCGACGTAAAGCCTTTACCCTTTATGATTGAGAAACAACGGCGGCCAGCGGCTCAGATGTGGGCACAGTACCCAGAGTGGCGCGACCCGAAGCGTGATACTAAAGAGGGGCAGAACCCTGCTCGCTTAGTAACATGGTTAGAGTATTGGTCTAAAGACGAATACATCGTAGAGGCTGATGGCGAAGTAGTATTTGAAAAGGAGAACCCCTATGGTTTTGTGCCATATATCTTCGAGTGGTCAGGGCTCGGAAGGTCTCATTCTGATGGTGACCCGTCTCATCTCGCTGTGGGGATTCTAACCCATATCATTGGGGAGTTAGAGGAAGAAGTCAGGCTAAAGACCGCTATCTCTGTACAAACACAGATGCACGTCTTTCCGCCTATCCTTACAACTGAAGACCCACGTAAAGTGGCAGCACAGTTTGGCTTAGGCCCTGGTAAGGTTATACGACATCCACCAGGCCAGCCACCCGAGTATATGAAATATCCGGCGCCTAACGAGAACCTATACCGTTTCCTAGGAGCAATCCAGGAAAACATCTCTAGGGTTGCTTCAAGTGCTTTGTCAGGCGGTCGTGACCCTGGCGTGCAATACGGAGTATTGCAAGCCCAGATGGTTGGTCAGGCTCTGACAACAATCGCACCAATACGTATGACACTTGATGGGATAGCAACGCAAACCCTTAATATGATGGCTACAATGGCTGGCAGGCTAGACCTGCATATGTCCGTACTAGGCTCTATGGAGCCAGTCGAGGAGCCTGTTAGGGTTGTTGGTTCAGACTTTGAGCACATGAACTTTACAGTATCGTTTGAAGCTGTTGACCCTGCTGAGAATGATAGGGCCCTTATGGTTGGTGAAGCTCTACGACGGGCTGGAGACATCTCACAGAGAACCTTCTGGGAGAAGTACCTCAAGCATGTTATTGCTGACCCAGACCAAGAGTATATCAACCTCTGGGAAGAGTCAATACTACAGCACTTGCTCAAGACTGGTGCTCTATCGCAAATTGTTATGGATGAAGCTATGCAGGCGCAGCTCTCGCAGCAAGGTGAGCAGGCGCAGCAAGGAGCACAAGATACGATACAAAAGGGAGCCCCGCCTAGTGATACTATCTCTGTCGCTGGTAGACTACAAGCCTCAGAGATGGAGCAAATAGCGGGTACTCCAGGGGCACTAACGCCCCCACGTGAAACAATGGCACGGGCTATGGATACGGCAACTAAGACAGCGGGAGGCTAACATGGAAAAGGATTTTAGCAGATTAGCTATAGAACAAACAGAACGTACTATTGGCAAACTACAAAAAGGCCTCAAAGGCCGTATGCCTTATGGCCCTCGTTCTGTCGTTAAAACAAACCTAGAACAACGGTTAGAGATGCAAGAGCTCGACCCAAGAGTTAAGGACGGTATAGCTCAAGAAATGGGCCCTGAGCAATGGGACGCCTACATGAAGGAGATATATAAGTAATGGCAAATGGAGGAAGGGGTGGCCCTGGCCGCTCTTTTACAAAAAGCGCACCAACATATACACCACCTAAAGATACTAGCCCCAAGACTCAGACAACTAGGCCCGAAGTGAAATCAAGCTCTACACCCGTTGTTAGGTCTCCTACGCCTGATAGGTCTACCAGGACGGGTGGTTACTCAAATGAGTCTAACCGCTTTAAGCAAGCAAACGACGCTGCTGCTGCGGCTAATAACCAACAGCAAGGGGGCCAACCGCCGACGTCAACACCACCCCCTGCTGCTTCCTATTCAGCATTACATGTTGGTGGTGCAGGGCTTGGCGACTCAAAGGTTTTAACAGGTGAGATTAAAACTCGCTTGGAGGCCTTAAAGAATATTGAAGGGCCAGGCCGTGAAGGTTACAGTTGGGACGAAATGGGTGCGCCACAAAACCCTAACGAGGCTAGGCAGTTCCTAGTTAACGCAGCAGACCATGAAGCTAATAGCGTAGCTATTATTGACCTTGATGAGGCTATGCTTCAGAATATCCAGAGAGGTATGCGGGCAACAGAAGGCTCAGCCGAGTACAATTGGGCCAAGTCTATGGACGACCACTATAAAACCAAGGGTAGTAAGGTCTATATCGTAGGCGATAAGATTTTGGATAGAAGTAATGCTGCCGATGCAAAGCTAATACAGCAGCGGGATAGTATCGAACAGTTCCGTGCTGTGTCTAACAGCATGATTGAATCCCATAGGCTAGAGCAAAACCAAATGGCTAAGGATGTGATATACCAGGGTTTTGATATGGCTCAGATTGGCCTTCAAAACATTGGCTCACAAGAATCAGCACAGATAAGCGCCCAAGGAGCACGAGATGTAGCTCGAATCGGCGCGGAAAGAGATGTGCAAATAGAAGGCTCTAGGCGGGCAGGTGAACAAGAACTCCAAACAATGCGGGGCCAACAAGCTACTGCACAAATAGGAGCTACTGGAACACAAGCTAGATTAAATATTGCAGCGGAAGGCGCCCAGACTAGAGAGAATATCGGGGCTGAGGGAGCTCAACAAAGACGTAATATACAGACAGAAGGTGAGGAAGCACGCAAAGGTATTTACGCACAAGGGGCCACACGACTGTCAGAAATTGGCGCTGAGTCTTCAGCTCGACTTGACCAAATAAGGCAAGAAGGCGCGAACATGTTAGCCCAGATTGATAGGCAATCAAACCAAGAATCTCAGCTACTAGAGATGAGTCAGAGCCACGCAATGGCCTTGCAGGATAACCAACAAGCGTTCCAAACTGCTCAGAACGAATTAAATCGTGCTGTAGAAAGAGGCGACCAAGAAAACGTTAGGTATCAAACTAATATGCAGGCTATGCTTGCAAGGGAAAAACTTCAAACACAGCGCTGGGAGAAGAACATTGATACTGTTCTTGCACTAGGTGAGAACCCAGCAATGCTTTACCATCTAAATCAAACTGGTATGCTTAAATCAATCCTAGGCGATAATGGTAATCTAGGTAGTGGGATATCTCTTAATGACGTAGTGGGAGACCTAACTGCTATGATTGACCCTGCAAAAATGCCTAACATCCAAGGGTATAATATGCTTAGTGACCTTGAACAAAAGGTTCTAGGCTGGAACTTAGGAGCAACACGCGGAATGAGTGCTGAAGGTATACAACAATCCTTACAAGGAGGCACACCGTTTACGCGAGGGCAACAGTCTACAGTTAAAGTAGGAAGCACACGAAACCCGTTTCAAGCAGGTAACATTTAATGTCAGAACCTAGAGTCTGGTATAATAACCCAAAAGATAGAAGAGCAAACTACAAGCCAGAAAATGCGTGGGATAAATCAATTAGCCCTAACAAATCAGGCTCTGTAACTTGGGGTAGCCCTACGGGTGCTTGGAAAGCAGCGGCAGAGAAGAAAGCTGCGGAACAAGATACCAAAGCAGCAAAAGATATGGTAATGGCTGCTTCCCTTACAAAGGCACGCCACACAACAGGCGCCTCTGGGTACACAGAACAAGAGGCCCTTACAGGCGAGACTGGGTGGGCGCAACACCTCGACAGTGCCCAAAAACCTAATGGGTTCCACGGGCAGATGTACTCTGATGTTCAGATAAAGGAAAAACTAGGACTACATTCAGACTTTAACCTTGACCTAATACGTTCTGACCCTAACTTCTTTACTAATAACCCAGACGCTAAAGCTCGTATGGAGCAATTAGATGCTGAGATATTGCAGGGTGAGAACGACCGTGCAGAGAAAGAAAAGAACTGGGCCTCTAAAACTCTTGGCTGGTTCAAGGGCGAACTGCTTGACGCTGCTGTTACGTTGGGCGAAGCTTATGAATTACTCTGGAAGCCTGCGGATATGGCAAACGAAAAGCTAGAGAAGTGGTTCCCCGAGGACGCTACAGGTAATCGTAGGCTGTGGGGGAATATTCTAGGGGCAACCCCTTTAACGATGTGGGGTATGCAAGAAGGCGGGATGCCTCGTATGGCGTCCCCTAAACAGATACAAGGCCTTCTGCAAGATTCTATGGCTGATTTACCTATTGGTAATGAAGAAGCACGTGAGCAGTACAAAGCTCGTATTATTGAGCTTAAAGAAGAAGGGCTCACCGATGACGATGCGCGCATACAAGCTTTTGAAGAACGTCAAGATATTCCTGGTTGGGTTAAGGGTGCTCTGCCTTTGCTCTCTGACCCCCTAACCTATACTGGTGTTGGAGGGTTCGTAAAGACAATCGGTAAAGGCGGTATTCACTTAGCAAAGGGGGTAGGTACTGGTGCTACAATGGCTACAAAAGGCGTTAAAGAAAGCCACCGTATTATTGTAGACCTTCCTGAACAACTACCTGCTATACTCAAAAATATTTCTGAGAACCCCTCTAAATTACCATCAAGCATTGTAAATAAAATAGACCCCTCGAAGATGCTAGGTAAGTTAAATCCCAAGTCTCAAGAGTATGCTATACTATCCCTTAAGGTTGCCGGAGCACATGGCGATGAGCAAGGGAAGCGTATGGCTGAGTTTATAACCCAGCAAATGGAAGGCGCCCACGGGCGTGTTGATAAGCTATTTGGCTCTAAGATAAAAGACCCTAAGAACCCTGTAGTTGAGGCTATGCCTTGGGTAACTCAAGACGCATTACAAGTAGCACAACCAGCTTTTGGTACAGGAGTACGAGGCAAGTACGGTAGAGCCCAAGAAATACCCTGGGGAGACTTGTTCAAAAGGTTTAAGGTAGATGAGATTACTGGTCAGCCTAACTTTAGATTTGCTGACAACCACGCCGCAAAAGCGCAATACATTCGTGATATGCAAGGTATCTTCAAAAGATTTGAGATGCACGCTGTCCAAGAAGGGCTAGACATAAACATCCTCGGCAAACTTGATGATGCCTTTAACTACATAGGGCGTAAGGTTGTGGGGAAGGATGGTGTGGTACTGACTTCGGTAGGGGCTAACGTCGCAGCGCAAGCGGCTAAAGGTAGTTTCACCAAAACACGTATGTTTGACGAGATGGCTGAAGGTATCCAGGCAGGCTATATGTACGCTGACCCGACAGAAACCCTAGCCTCCTACGCGAACATGTTTTACCGTGAACTAAACTATAAGCGCCTAGAGACGTTTGCCGATGAGGCAGGCTACCTCAAACAAACTAAGGCGTCTGAGCTATATGCACCAGAGTTTGTAGCACGCGATGCTGCACGAGGCGTGCAGACAGGCATGGAAGCATTCCAAGCAAAACTTGGAAACTATATAACGATGACTGGTCAGTCCTTTCATCCCTCATCACTAGCTGCTGCTAAGAACGCATTTGCTCCAATAGCCACAGACTCTGCTGAGTTAGCGGCTAAAAAGGCTGAGGTTTACGCCCAACTAGATGACGTACTTCGCTTTAAGCGCAACAACTGGGAGACGGCCCGTAAGGCCTTTGCTGCTGGAGAAAAGTCATTACCTAAAGGTGTAAGCTATGATGACCTAGCACTAGCACTTCGCCAGGCCAAAGGCACTGGAAAACTACCTAGCGACATACACGCCGATGACCTTAAAAAGGCTCTGTCTGGGTTGAACGCAGATAAGCGTGAGGTTGGTTCTCTTATCAATGCCCTAGTTAAAGAGATGGGTAAGGACGTATCAAACGCTCGTAGAGCTCAGCTCAATAAGCTAAAAGCCCAGGTTGACAACGTTGCTGATATGCACAAAGGGCAGGTAGATAGCGCCGAGTCGTTAGTGGCACATCGTATTAAAGACGTCAGTAGGGTTAAGCAGCTCGAGGGTGAAGCGATGTCTAGGCTATTCCCTGGGCGCATCTTTACAGCTAGTGATAGTATCTCAGACGCTAGGGCCGTAGCTCTAGAGGTAGATAAGTTTTTCCTAGATGACGCAGGCGGGTTCCTTAAAAATATAGGCGATGTGAACGCAGCACTACGTCAATTCAAAACGACATTTGACCTTGGTGCACCTCTGATTCAGGGGTTACCCTTATTGTTTACCAATGCTCGGGCTTGGGGCCAAGCAACAGCGATGCACGTAAGGGCCCTACAAAGCCCTGCAATACGCTACAAGTATGTCTACGATAACTCCGAAAAGATTAACGAATACATAAAATATGGTATGCACTTAGGTAGCTCAGAAATGACTGAGGCTGGTATGAAGCAGGGGCTATTTGCTAAACTACCTATCATAGCCGAGAAGGGCGCCAGTAAGATAGGTATAAATGCAGAAGACCCCGCTAGTGTCGCTAGGCGTACAGCGGCTGGCTTGACCAAACCTGTAACAATGGTTACTGGGTCATTCCAAAATGCGTTTGATACCTTCCTAGATGTCGCTAGAATCGAGATAATGAAAGGGCTTGAGCCCGTCGCAATGGCTGCATATAAAGGCAAGAACTCGCATAAAGCTATGTCAGAACTAGCAGATTTTGCTAATAAAGCAACAGGTGTAACATCAACTCGTGCGATGGGTGTCTCTGGAGGACAACGGGCTTTAGAGCAATCTATCCTAATGTTCTCACCTCGCTATACTAGGGCAGTAGCAGCGCTGTTTATGGATATGTCTAAGGGCCAGCTTCGTGGTGACCTAGCTAGGAAAGCTATCGCCTCTGTATTCGCGGGCCAGATAATGATACATGCAGCGGTAAGCTCAGCACTTAATGAAGAAATGAATCTAATGCCAGGGCAGGGAGATTTTCTTAAGGTACGGTGGGGCGATACAATGGTCGGGTTTGGTGGTAAGCCGAACTCCTTAATCAATATGGCAGCCGACGTTTCTGAGCAAAGCATAGAGAACCCAGAAGGCTTTATGAACTGGAAGCTCTGGAGCTCAGATACCTATAACAGTAACAGTATACTAAAACGTGTTAGGTATCAAATGTCTCCTATAGGTGGCGAATCAATCAACTGGCTAACTGGCGTTGACCCCATCGGTCGTGTCTTGCCAGACATGGACGACGTGATGAGCGACCCAAATGAAGCGATGAAGTATGTTGGGGAAAAGACGTTCCCCTTCTGGCTCGACGCAGCATTTGAGGGAGGAGATTTCGCTGCACAAGCAAGCATCGGTGAGTTCGGGGGCGCCGCAGTAATGCCTGTGTTCCCTCGCATTAAACGCGATGAGCTTAGAGAAGAGCTAGTACAGCAAGAGTATGGTATATCCTACGACGATTTGAAGACGAGTAATACTTTTGGTAGTAGGTACGCCGCTCTTGTTCATAAACACCCTGAGCTCAAAGAGGCTGATGATGAGGTGGATGAGGCGCAAAAGCACTTTGAGAATGGTAGGCAACGTGTACTCTATCAAGAAGAGAAGAGTGATATACGACGAGAGCTAATCAATGGTGTAGTAGATGAGAGTAGTGGGGAAAAGGTTATCGTTCAGCAAGGATATAAGCATATTGCAGATGAGTTCAACTTAGGAATGCACGGTCGTCGGGCTGGGTTCACATTCCGGCAAGACTTAAGGACAGTTAACGACATTGCAAGTAACCGTAGACGTGACCTTAAAAAGAGGTTCCCAGAGTTTTTGTCAAGTCAAGATGAGTATTGGCAGGGAGCTGACCCAATAAACCAGAGCCAGGCTGCAACTAATGAGCTCTTTGATTTCCTCTCTTCTAATGAAGCTAGAGACTCTTTTGGTAATACTAATCATTTAGCTGTAGCACAGAAAAAAGCTAAGCTTGAAGAGAAGTACGGGGCTGAGGTGGCAAGTGAGATAGACCAAGCTTATATGCAAAGGCTCATGGATACGCCAGATGGGGTACGATTACCGCAAGTTGTGGTGGACTATTATGAATCATGGCTTACGCTAGAACCCTATTGGTTAGCTTATGAGAAGGTTCTAATAAACGACAAAGAGATAAATGACTGGAAAGTGTTCTCAAACGCAACGCCTGGTGCTAAAGAAATTATGCGTCAGAATCCTATGTACCTTGATTTAGAGAGAATTGTAAGTCAAGAGCAGAAATACATGCGTGAAGAGAACTACGAAATGGATAAAGCTCTAGTTAGATTCTACGATATGGCACCTGTAAACATAGATTTACAGTTTGAAATCGAGGATAGAGCGTGGGAAAGTGCTTATGGCTCTTGACAAACGCTCAGATTTATGGTATAATGTAGGAGCCAGGCTTACTGGTTACTAAAACGTGTTGTAACGTGCGGTTATGGCTAGTTTTGGTGAGCGGAAACCCATAAAGTGAACCCCCCGCACGGGGTCGGGATAACGCACAGAGGAGGATTATGGCTGACGAAGAAACTGTGGATACCCCACAAGGTAGCGATACAGATTGGGAGAAGGAGTATAAACAGCTCCAGCGGAAATTTAACCGCAACCTTACTAAAGGTAAGGATACTGGTCTAAGGATAGCAGAGCTAGAGGCGGGCCAGAAGAGGGCTGAAAGTCTACTCGAAGCTCTTCTCGAAACGACAACTTCGTTTGGGGATGAGAACACGGTAGAACGTACACGCGAAACAATGCGTGAACTCAACGACCGACGTCGAAATGATTCGACCGCTGCTCAGTTTGAGGCCGAGCTTAACGGCATTCTAGATGAGTTTGATGTCGATTGGTCATCAGACGATAGGCTAGAAAGTGCCCGTAAACTATTGGATGAGGTCAATCAGTCGGGAGAAATACATAGACTCTCGGAAGTCAGACGACTTACCCAGGAGGCCTTAACATCCAATTCACCTAGTGAATCATCAGAATCCCAAATACAGCAGGCGATTCTAAAGGACAGACAAGAGCACGGACGCGTAGATACGGGCTCGTCTGTAGGAGGTGGTCAGCGATACACTCGACAGGACGTCGAGAACCTTGACCCCATTAAGCTAGGGGTTAGGGGAATGCGGGAAGAACTAGAAAAAGTATACGACCAGATGCAGAATTAGTAGGAGGACATTGTGGCAACAGGCGCAACAGAGTTTATTGACAATACAACAGCCGACGTATTTATTCCAGAGTTATGGAGTATGGAGGCTATCGTGGCGCGGGAGAACCAGTTAGTATTTGCTAACTTGGTTGACCGTAAATTTGAAAAGGGGTTATCCTTCGGGGACACTATTCACGTCCCTAGCGTGAGTAACCTCGCTTCTCGTACAAAGA